ATGTTACATCAATTAAAAATAGAAAGTAAATACTTCAAGAAGATTGTGGAGGGTGACAAAACATATGAAGTCCGTGAGAACGATAGAAACTTTCACAAAGGTGATTACCTCGGATTAAATGAAATTGCAGACCATGTATGCAATGAAAACGGAGAACAATTAGAAACTGGAAATTTTATACTTGTAAAAGTGCTTGATGTCCTTTCTGATAACAGGTTTGTAAAGCAGGGACATGTAATTATGAGTATCAGGCCATGTGAAATAAAAGAAATGGAATGGGATTATGCTCCGTGGTATTCAGAGTGCAATGCAGAAGCGCCGATGATTCCAAAGATTGCTAGCATTTAGAAAAGGAGGAAGAGAATATGCGGTTGATTGATGCAGATAAGCTGATATCAGAACAGGATGTGTATTTTGATGGAAATAGAACAGTTTCGACGAACAGCCCACTGTACGGCAATGGATCCCGGTATCGGAGCGGCTACCAGAAGGGAACGGGATCTATTGTCTCGTTACGACAATACGAAGCTGCAGAGTCGAAATGGCTTGGTATTCGAACGGAGATTGGTATTGGAATAATTCTGATCAGAGAATGGGCGGTGTGGTGGCCTGGATGCCAATACCGGGAAAGTATAGGATAGAATAGAGCATCCGGCTGCAAGTCGGTGAAGGGAGATTAGATGGAGAGATTAACAATCAAAGGGTATAAATATAATATCTTAGACTTCATGGATGATGGTATGCACTATTTTGCAAATAAATTAAGCAGGTATGAGGATACCGGCCTGACTCCAGAAGAGATCATAGATGGTAAGTTACTGACTGGTTGGATCCCGGTAACAGAGCGGCTGCCAGAACTACATAGAGATGTACTTGTGGCAGTGTGTGATGTTAATGAGGATGATGCGTCTACGTTTATAGATTGCCTTGTAGACAACAATGGCAGACCTACATGGAGTATGTATAACGGCGCATTGGATCGGGTTCTTGCATGGATGCCACTGCCCGATCGGTATAGACCGTAATTAAATTCCGGCGGTTGGCCGGGGGAAGAAGGAGATTATGACTAAATATATGAATTTTAAAGAAGCATTTGAAGCAATGAAAAATGGAGCAAAGGTAAAGTTACCATCATGGGGTGGATATTGGTTCTGGGACGAACGAAAAGAAACTATTATGATGAATTGTCGTCCCCAGGACGCAGACGAAGGGCAGAAACCGGTACTTGATATCAGAGAGACAAAGCGGGTGGAATATACTTTGCAAAATATTCTTTCCGATGAATGGATGATTGCGGATGAAACGAATTGTCCTATTCTTGGTGGAAAACAGAGGTTAGATTTCGGTACGGCATTCCGCATGGTAAAAAAGTATGGCAAGGGAATGAGATTGCCGCATTGGAAAGAAGATGTGGCAATCAGAGTACAGCATCCAGATGAGCACAGCAAAATGACGGCTCCATACCTATATGTGGAAAGTCGGTTTGGACGAGTACCGTGGAAAGAAACAATGATTGAGCTGTTTTCAGAGGATTGGGAGATTGTGGACTAAACCAAAATTTAGGAGGGAACATGAATCACAAAAAAGCGAAAAGAAAGGCTGACGATGTCAGAAGGAAGGATATGAAGCATATGGCGGAGGATGCTCCTGACAGTAATGCCGTAAAGTGGTTCAGGCGGCCGGTAGCATACCAGGCCGGGAAGATGGTACAGGAGCAGGCAGAGCAGATGGAACATAAAACGGCAGCGGAATACCTGGCAGAAAAGTATGACATAAAAGAAAGGGTGAATGTGGGTGGACAAGAAGACGCTTAAACAGTACAGGGCGCTACTCCGGGAACAGGAGCTAAATAACAAGGCCATAGACAGGCTATATGACCGTCTGGACAATGTTCCTGTGGTAGCCGGTAAAGTAGTAGGGTCAAGCTGTAATTTCCCGTATACGGAGGTAAGGACCACCGTACAGATGGATGAGCCAGTGGAGTCTGATGAGATCAAGCGAAGACTCAAGATACGAGAGGCTCGGCAAGAGAAGATCAGGGAGGCGGTGTTGGAAATAGAGGAGTTTATTGCAGGGCTCCCGGACAGCGAGATTAGGCAGGTCTTCGAGATGGTGTACATAGATGGCATGAAGATGTCAGAGGTTGCAGATGCTGTTCATTTGGATAAGAGCAGGATTTCAAGAAAAATAAGCGATTTCATAAAAAACGCAACAAACGCAACAAAATAGTATGATATAATTATTCTAGAACGATTGGATCAATTGTTCGGTGGTGTTTTCTCAAGACACAGCCGTTTACCGGCAGGATAGAAGACAGAGCCCTTGGGGCATTAATAAGTATCATCCTTGAGATAGCCATACATATTATGGCTGAAAGGCTCTCCGTTATATAGCGGGGAGTCTTTTGTATATAATGGGACATAGCTCATAAGTATGACCTCCTTCATACACCTATTGAAAAACGTCCTGCATGAAAATGTGGGGCGTTTTTTGGTGGATGAAATTATAACGCATATAATTGAAAACGTGTCTACAATTTGTTGATAATTGTCAGAATATGGTATATTATTAATATAATTGTGGTGATGCTTTGGTATTGGGATGTATATGTGGAGGATTAATAAAAATGGGAAAAAAGAAAATAAGTTTAGTGATTTATGGTCTTAGCGTTGTTGATGGAGAAAATAAAAGGATATCACTAAACCATATTATTGATAATCGTTCATTAATAGATATTGTTGAAAATTACATAAAAGATAACATCTCTTTATATTCCCAGAATTCATCTAAAGAAATACTATTTCAATTCGAACAAGTTAGCGCTGAAGCTGTGAAGAATGCGGATGGACAAAAGCGCTATGAGATTCTTTATGGAAGAGTAAAAACGGGAGAATATGGAATAGAATCTGAACTGGTTGATGTGCAGACGGGAGATGTTACTAATAGGACACCTAATCAGGCTGATATGATGCCATTTGGTTTTTGTATAGCTGTTCCTTTGGGGGAAATCAATAGTGCAGTTATAATTTTGCAAACGATGGGAGTTTATGGGATGAAGATGTCATTGCAGTATCATTTACAAAAATGCTTTACAGATTTGTCCCCGGATTTAAGGTTGCTTTTCCGTCCAATAGCACCTAAAGAATATATTGATAGATATTTTAATAATGGCGTACTAAATAAAATTAGGATGATAAGATATGAAATTCCAGAAGATGAATCAAATAAGTTGGAAATAAATTATGGTGTAAAGCAAACAAAGGAAGAGAGAATTATACATAAACCATTAGGATTTATGGAAAGAAAAAAGAAAAAATTTCAAGAGTGGTTTGCTGGCCAGAGGAGTTATACAAATATAATTGAAATAGAAGGATTCGATTATGACGATTTAAAATTAGAATTTTCTTTAGGGGGAACAAATAAGACATTTAATCTGAGAGATATGAATAGTTTAGTTGTAAATGAAGATATTACAAAACAAGTAAAGCAAAGCGGCGGTCATCCTGTCTATGATAGTTTAAAAGCTCTTATGAAAAAAACGGCACAGAGTTACTTGATAGGAATGGGCCTAATTGATGGTTAGGTGATAATAAATGCAGAAATTTTTAGAATATATGTCAGAACCACAAAATATTATGTGGATAATAATTGTTATCATTTTGATAATTAGTAAGTTTGGCATTGGATTAAACTATATATCAGTAAATGAAATAGTTAAAAACCATTTATATTGTTTTAGAAATAAAGATGGAAAATTACTCATAATTCCGGTCATTAACTATATATGTATTCCATTTTTAATGGGCGGAGCGACAGCAGTTGTAAAAAAAATTGACAGTAATACGATTAACGTAATTACAATCATAATTTCCATACTAACAGCTATGTTATTTACCATGCTAACAATGGTAATTGACATGAAAGCAAAAATCAAGAAGGATCCTGAGTATTTCAGTACAGAGGCGCAAATTTCTAAAACAGCATTACTGGAAACATATTATACTATCATGTTCGAAATATTAATAAGCGTTATTCTCTTGATACTATGCTTTTTTAATTGTTTCACGAGGGCGTATGGAAATGTACAAAGTTTCCTGATATATTCACTAACATATATGCTAATTATAAATCTGCTTATGGTAATAAAAAGAATATTTAGAGTAATTGATACTAACATGAGGAAATAAAGTATAAGGCACCTCCACGCCGAAGGTGCTTTTTCTATGCAATAAAATAACGGGACATAGCTCAGAAGGTAGAGCAACTGGCTTATATCCAGCGTGTCACCGGTTCGAACCCGGTTGTCCCTATTCGGAGTATGAGACAATATAATCTGCCTCTTATAGAGGGGGACGGCATCGGGGATCCGATGTGCAGCGGGACGCCGAGATTATATTGCAACTCCAAGAATGACGGCAATAAGTGTTGCCTGGTATCCGGGTCTTAAATGGATTGGTGCACATCCGGCTTATTGCGGCTCCAAGAATGACGGCAGTAAGTGTTGCCTGCAGAGCGGGCCTTAAATGGACTACGCGTGTCCGGCTTATTGCAGTCATAAAAACCTTGCCACGATTTCCCTTAAAATACCAGTGCCAATGCCGGCTGTGAACCGATAAGGCAAAGGGGAAAGCCTACGGGTGAGAAAGCATTGGCCGTCCAGTTTTGCGAGGTAGCTGGATAAGATGGTGGAGGAATGGTAAATATGCAGGATAGCGACCTGCGTCCCGGTTCGATTCCGGGCCCTCCCATTACTCATGTTTTTGTTGCGGTTGTTCATGGGTGTAACTAATAACAATAATTCAATAAGGTCATTGTTCAACTTAGTAAACATTGGGCATCAATGTGTCGTACAAGAACCGCAACGGTGCGGGCCGTCACTACCCGGCGGCCTGTATCTCGGAAAAGAAAGAGAGGTGAGCCTGAATGACAAAAAAACAAAAACTATTTGTAGAAGAATACCTGATAGACCTAAATGCCACTCAGGCAGCCATAAGGGCAGGATACAGCCCAGATACAGCAAAAGAGATTGGGTGTGAGAACTTAACAAAACCTAACATTCGCGCGTGCATAGACAGGGAAATGGCCGAACGGTCTAAGCGTACAGGAGTCAATGCTGACCGGGTTGTACAGGAGCTGGCTAAGATCGCCTTCGTGAATGCTGTAGATGTAATAGACCCTGAAACGGCCACGGTCAAAGAAGACGCTCTTCCGGAGGATACTGCAGCCATACAGTCAGTTAAAGTCAAGACCTTTGGTGATGATGGTCTGGAACGTGAAATCAAAATGGCAGATAAACTGAAAGCATTAGAACTGCTCGGCAAGCATATGGGAATGTTCAAAGATAAGGTAGAGCTGTCTGGAACACTTGATACCGAGAAGACAAAACTGGATGATCTCCTGCAACAGATGCGCGGCGGTGATGGGTAATGAGTGACCAGCGATTACTCTTGTCAGATAAGTATAAAGCATTCCTTCGCTGTGATGCTCCGGTGGAATTCCTGGAAGGGACCACAGCAGCTGGTAAGACAACAGTCGGCTTGTTCAAGTTTATGCTCAAAGTAGCCGAAAGTCCTAAGAAGCTGCATATTCTGGCCGCAGATGACACAGGAGCTGCTGAGAAGAATATCATCCAAAAAGATCTTGGGATTTTGGACGATTTTGGCGTGCTGGTGGAGTATAAGGGCAACGGTTCCGGTGAATATAAAATGCCTCACCTGCTGTATCATACATCCAGCGGCGATAAGATCATCTTTGTTGTGGGCTACGGCAACAAGCGGAAATGGAAGGATGCCCTGGGCGGCCAATACGGATGCCTGTACATTGATGAGATTAACACGGCGGATATTGAATTTGTTCGTGAGTCGGCCATGCGTAGCGATTACTTGATGGCTACCCTTAACCCGGATGATCCGAATCTGGATGTGTACAAGGAGTATATCAACTGTTCCCGTCCGCTTCCCGAATGGGAGGACGAGACGCCGCAGGAAATTAGAGATGAATTGAAAGAGGAACCAAAACCCGGCTGGGTTCATTGGTTCTTTTCTTTTGCCCACAACCTGGGACTTCCAAAAGAAAAGCTGGAGCGGATCATCCAGAACACGCCACCTGGCACAAAGATCTGGAAAAATAAGATAAAGGGCCTGCGTGGAAAAGCAACGGGCCTGATCTTCCCGAACTTTGACCGGGCAAAACATGTAGTAACCGTTGCATGGGTGAAACAGCAGGTTAAAGCTGGAAAGATTAAATTCAAGAAATTTACGGTCGGCCTGGATACATCATATTCCAGCAAGTCTCCGGATACGATTGCCATGATATTCCAAGGCATCACGGAAGATCGTAAGCTGATCACGTTGGCAGAGAAGACATACAGCAATGCTGATCTGGATCAACCGCTGGCACCTTCCGATACGGCGGTTAAATTCGTGTCCTTCCTGGAGCAGTGCCGTAAAGATTGGGGATTTGCAAAAGATACATTTATTGACTGCGCAGATGCAGCGACGATTACGGAGCTACGAAAGTACAAGCGCCTGCATGGTTGCATGTACAATTTTATAGAGTCATACAAAAAAGTGGAGATTATCGACCGCATCAAGCTACAACTTGGCTGGATTCAACAGGGGTGTTATCTGGTAGTAGATACCTGTACAGAGCATCTGGGAGAGCTTGACCGGTACAGCTGGGATGAGGATAAGGATATTCCGGAGGACCGCAACGACCATACAATTAATGCCAACCAATATGGATGGATACCATATCGGCAGATGATTGGATTCGAGGAGGATGAGAAATGAGGTGGACACAGAAGTTGAGTGACAATATCAAGAAAGGATTGCGAAGTTGGTTACAAGTACAGCCAGCACAGCCTTATGCCATACAGATCAATGAGGTGATGGACTTTGAACTGTCCGCAATCCGAAACCGGATCTGGTACCGTGGTGACGGAAATGAGCTGGAACAAATGTATCAGCAGAATCCAGAGTATGCGGATAAGACAAAGTTCTGGGCGAGCCGGTGCAGTCCAGGCATGGATATGCGTAAGATCCACACAGGCTTACCTGGACTGATCGTGCGGACGCTCAACAGCATTGTCGTAGCTGACATGAACGACTTTGAATTTGAGAAGCACACGCACAAACAACTTTGGGAAGAGATTGAAAAAGACAATAAATTCCGAAAGAAGTTTGAGAAGTCCCTGAAAGAAGTACTGTACATTGGAGACGGGGCCTACAAGATCACAATTGATACGGACATCAGTCAGTATCCCATGCTTGAGTGGTACCCAGGTGAGAAGATTGAACTCCTATGGCAGCGCGGCCGGCTGAAAGAAGTGGTGTTTAAGACGCCGCATATTGTCAATACACAACAGTATGTTCTCCACGAGCATTACGGATACGGGTATATAAATAACCATCTGTACCGGGGCGAGAATGAGGTTCCGCTAACAGCTATTGACGCTACAAAGGACATTAAGGATTGGACGTTTGATAAGTCGGTGATCCTGGCGGTGCCGCTACAGGTCTACGAGAGCACCAAATTTGAGGGCCGCGGAGGCTCTATTTTTGACGGCAAACTTGATAGCTTTGATGCCTTTGACGAGGCATGGTCACAATGGATGGATGCACTAAGGGCTGGCAGGGCAAAGACTTATATACCAGATTGCCTTGTGCCGCATGACCCAGAGACAGGGCAGATCATTAGGCCTAATCCGTTTGATAACAGATATTTTGCTGCCGATGGCGATATGAGAGAAGGGCAGAAAAATATCATTGAAACTACTCAGCCAGCCATACCACACGACAGCTACCTGGCAAGCTACGTGACAGCGCTCGACTTGTGCCTGCAAGGTGTGATTAGTCCAAGCACTCTTGGGATTGACATGAAAAAGCTGGACAATGCCGAAGCTCAGCGCGAAAAAGAAAAAGCCACACTTTACACGCGTAATGCTATCATCGAAGCACTGCAGGAAACGCTTCCGGAGCTGGTGTCTGTCTGCATCAACGCTTATAACATCTTACACAAGATGGCGATTGAACAAGTTGAGGTGAAGATTCCGTTCGGGGAGTATGCAAATCCCTCTTTTGAGAGCCAGGTCGAGACTGTAGCGAAGGGAAAACAGGGCGGTATCATGAGTATCGAGGCAGCGGTAGAAGAATTGTATGGGGACAGCAAGGATGAAGACTGGAAAGCCGAAGAGGTGAAGCGCCTAAAAACTGAACAGGGGCTTTTGGAAACAGACGAGCCCAGTGTTGCGGGGATGGACGGATTAATACAGGAACTTCCGAAAGAACCAGCAGAGGGGACGCCGAAAGCAGGTGATTAGGCATGGCAAAACAAAATCGGCAGGATGATGCATACAATCTCCGGCGAGTCTTTGAGGAAATGGAGCTTGATCTTGTGCGCAGTTTACGACGCAATCTTAAGCGTCATGAACAGGAAGAAAAAAAAGAAGGTTTTCGCTGGGAGATGTGGCAAAGGGCAAAGCTGCGGAACCTACAAAAATATCGAAAAGAAAGTAAAAAGACTGTGGATAAAATAAGTCCTGAGGTGGAGCGGGTTGTAAATGAGGCGCTGGAAGGCAACTATCAGCGTGGACAGAATTTATTTAACCGGATTTTGGATAATATAAAATCCATCTTTTTTAAGCGAAAGCGGGTCAAGCTTCCAAAAAGTATTGAAAGCCACAAGCCATCGACACCGCCGCCGAATGAACAGGATTTTTTTGGCGTGAACAAAAATAAGATAGATGTTATGCAGGAAGAGGCTGAAAAGGTAAATTCCCAGAAAGAGATACCGGCAGCCGAAAAGCCAGAGGACTTGCCCCCGCAAGAGAAAGAACCCAAACGGGATAATGCGCCAGCGGAAAAACAGGAACCGGAAGAAATGGGGGGCACTTTCCATCCTGATGGGAAGGAAAAAGCACTCCATGATGGCTCCAATGATATCAAACTTGATGATATGAAGAAAAAAGTGGTACACGACCTGAAAGAAGCCCAAAAGGCCGTATGGAGGCGGATGGATGATATATACCGGCAGACTGTTTACCGGGCAGGAATGAACATGGCTGCGGGGGCTAAGACGCTTGACCAAGCTATCGATATGGCAACGAAGGAGTTTCTGGATGCAGGTATTGACTGCATAGAGTACAAGAACGGCCGCCGTGTCAATATAGCCAGCTACGCAGAGATGGCACTTAGGACTGCGTCACAAAGGGCAGTTCTGTTAGGAGAAGGGAAAAAAAGGGATGAATGGGGCATACATACAGTTGTGGTATCGGCCCATGCAAATACATGTCCATTATGCGCTCCCTGGCAGGGCAAAGTTTTGATAGACGATGTATTTAGCAAGGGAACCAGAGAAGAGGCTGAGAACCCTGGATATCCGGCCTTGTCAGAAGCAATGCGGGCGGGCCTGCTACATCCAAACTGCCGGCATACCATATCAACATACTTCCCTGGTATCACAGTGCTTCCGGAAGTTCCGGACACGGCAGAGGCGATAGATACTTATAACGCAGAGCAACAGCAAAGGGCGCTTGAACGAAAGATCCGGAAATGGAAACGGAAGGAAGAAGGTTCTTGTGATCCTGAGAACTCAAGCTATGCCAACAAAAAGGTACGGAGATATCAGGAAGAACTAAGGGTGCACCTTGACCGGCATCCGAATTTAAGGCGCGACTATAACAGGGAGAAGACCAGAGGCGTTCCTGATAATCCGAAATCGTTAAAGGGTACGGGTGGTAAATTATCCCGTGGAACAGCAGAATGGAACCTCCGTCGTGATGATGAGGCAGAAAGCTATTATGAATCCTTACGTACAAGAAATGATGATGTCAGATCTGTCGCCAAGAACGTAGGATGGACAGAACGTAGTGTGGCGCGTATAAAGCAGCATGTATTCTTTAATAAGCACGTTTTAGATGATGGTATACGACGGTTTGATGCGGATTATAACATGGCGGTAGCGTGGCAGAGGCTGATAAATGGTGATTATCTTGATCGGGATGTTTTACTTTTAAAGCACGAATACCTTGAAAGCATAATAGAAAAGAAGTATAATTTAACATATAGGGAAGCACACGATAGGGCAACATTGAAGCACGACTGGAACGCGGTGTTAGAAAAGGAGGCGGGAGAATATGGCGAGGCCGATAATCTGCATGAGCTTATTGGAAAAGACTGATAATTTTGTAGTATACGAATACGGAGAGAACATGGAAAGCCTGGATGGTAAGATAAAGTTATCCTTGCAACGTCCCAGGCAGGAATACGAAATCATAAAAGAATCCGCAATGGGAAACAGTAATACTCTTCTGGCGCACAGCAAACTGGCCAGAATAATTGAAGAAGGGAAAATACCGGAAAAGGTTTGTAGGGCATCATGATACCACCAGTCAGAAAATGGCCGATGGTATTAATTGGGAGGGAATATGGACAATTTTAAGACCATTTACAAAATATTAAAAATACTTGAAAAGTCAATGGATTTAGATGAATTTGATATGTCCAGCATATCCAAAGAACGACTAGAGTTATCGGAAGCGCGGTGGTGCAGAATAATGGCGCTTCTGGTTGCGGAAGGATATGTAACAGGTATAGAAGTTTGGAATAGTATGGATTGCGGATATCCAAGAGTATGTTTGACACGTCCAGAAATCACAATAAAAGGCTTGGAATATCTGGAAGAGAACACTTTTATGAAAAAAGCAGCTAATTTGGCAAAAGGCATTAAAGATATCACACCAGGGCTATAAAGCTCTGGTATTTTTATACTCTTTTTTAGGAGGTGATCCAGATATCTCCCTTTGAGGCGCAGGGTAATGCGTCTTATTTTTGTGTCCGAAGACCTTAAACTACGCGGAGACACCGGGTAAACAACTGTCCGTGCAGACAGCACATGAAAAACTGTAATAGAGAGACACTCTTAAAACTGTTCGAAAGGAGAAACAAGGAATGAAAAATTTAATGAAGCTTGATTTACAGCATTTTGCAGAACCGGCAGGAGGTACAGAGCCGCCAGCAGGTGGGCAACAGCAGACACAAACGCCACCAGCACAGCAGACACAGGAATTAGCTATCGACTATGAAAAACTGGCTCAGATTGTGCAGGGGAAACAGTCAGTAGCGGAAGATAGCGCATTGAGAGGCTACTTAAAGCAGCAGGGCCTGTCAAAAGAGCAGATGGATCAAGCAATAGCAACGTATAAACAGCAGCAGGCGGCAAACCAGCCAGACGTAGGTGCATTGCAGACACAGGCCGCACAGGCCCAGGCAGCTGCGCAGCAGGCGCAGATTCAGGCAGCGGCCACTATAGCAGCGGTTGGTCTTGGGATTGACGCAAAGACTATCCCATATGTCCTTAAAATGGCTGATTTAAGCCAGGTTATGGGTGAGGATGGGGAAATCAACGATGAAGCATTAAAAACGGCCTTAAACAAGGTTCTGGAAGATGTACCAGCGTTGAAACCGGCGCCAGCTGGTCAGGCAGGTTTCGTACAGGTGGGTGCATCCGGCGGATCTAGCCAACAACAGACAACAGATGATGCCTTAAAAAAGGCATTCGGATTATAAGAAAGAGAGGAATTAATACATGGCAGTATATGATTATGCAACAACGTTTACACAGCTCCTGCAGCAGAAGTATGCAAAAGAGTTGTGCTCTGATGCACTGACACAGAGCAACCAGGGAGTGAAATTTATTAATGCCCAGACAATTAAATTACCAAGATTGGCAGTAACTGGCTATAAGGACCATACCAGGACGCCTGGATTTAACGCCGGTACTCTAAGCAACGACTGGGAGGCAAAAAAACTGGAACATGATAGAGATGTGGAATTCTGGATCGACCCGATGGACATTGATGAAACAAACCTTACCCTGTCTGTAGCCAATATTCAGAACACTTTTGAGACGGAACAGGCAATCCCTGAAAAGGACTCCTACAGGTTCTCTAAGCTCCATGCAGAGCTTACCGCCTATTCCGGCCGTATTGATACAACGGTCTTCACGGCGGCGAACTTCTTGGAAGCATTTGACGAAGAAATGGCTGTTATGGACGAAGCAGGAGTACCAGAAGAAGGAAGGATGCTGTATGTTACGCCGTCTATGTATAAAATCATCAAGGAGGCAGAGGGCATCCAGAGGGTTATGAGTGTGACCACACCGTCTACGATTAACAGGAATGTCCATAGTCTTGATAATGTCACGATCAAGATGGTGCCGGCAGCACGTATGAAGACAAAGTATGACTTTACGACCGGTTGCGTGGCTGCATCCGACGCGAAGCAGATTAACTGGATCCTGATCCATAACTCCTGTGTAGTATGCCGCGACAAATACAGCTATATCAAACTGTTCACGCCGGGAACTGACAGCCGCACGGCAGACGGCTATTTGTACCAGAACCGTAATTATGGTGATCTGTTCCTACTGGAGAAAAAAATCGAAGGCTGTGCAATGAACGTAGAAGCAGCCGGTGCGTAGAGGAGGATCAGTATGAGGGCAACAAAAGGAAACAAGGAGTACATGATTGATGGCTCACAGCAAAAGAGATATCAGGATGCCGGTTTTGACATTCTAAACGAGTTAGGGGAAGTGGTTGCTTATGGGCGAGGAAAAACCGTGCCATATGACGAACACATGAGAGCCATTGCAGAGATTGAAGTGCTGCGGAAGAGGGTTGCAGATCTCGAATCTACCACGGATACTGCGGCATCCGAAGAAGTGCACGACGTGATGGAGGCTGAACCGCCTAAGAAGGCGGGAACCAAGAAAGCGAGTGAGTAATATGGCTTATGAACCATATGCAGATACTGCGTATTATGCAGAAGTATACAAGGGCAGCATAGTTCCGGCTGAAGATCTTGAAAAGCTGCTTAAACAGGCAAGCAGGCACATTGATTCCCTGACTTACAACCGGATTGTGGGCCGGGGATTTTCTGATCTAACTCCATTCCAGCGGGGAAATATTCAGGAAGTCTGCTGTATGCAGGCGGATTTTGAGTATCAGAATCGCGAAATATTTGACATGATCCTGCAGGATTACTCCATTAACGGGGTGTCCATGCAGTTTGGGGAGAGCTGGAATGTGACAACCCAAAAGGGGATCCCTATGCGGCGTGATGTATATGAGCAGTTGTGCCAGACCGGATTGTGCTGCCGGTTAGCGAGGTGAGTCTATGAAGTATCCATGTTTAGTTATGAAACAATTATGTACTACGCATATCCATGTTCGGATAGAACAGGAAGGCGTTAGCGAAGACGGGGGCCCGTTATTGGCTTTTGAATCCGATCTCTTGTGTAATTACCAAGATACTGCGAAGACAGTCCTGACGGCAGAGGGGAAGCAAGTGCAGCTTTCTGGCGTGGCAATGTTCCCTGGTGACATCGCCCCTGACCTCCCTTCGCTAAGCGGCGGACAGGCCACAGTTTTTGGGGTGGAACGACAGATATTCCAAGGGATCAAAGCACGTAACCCAGACGGTTCTGTAAACTATACGGAATTGAGGCTGGTTTGATGGGCGTGAAAGTATACATAAAACTATACCCGGATCGCATCAGAAAGTTACAGGAAGCCAGCCAGCGGGCGTTTGAGTTAACCGTGCAGGCAGTCCTCACTGATGCACAACAGAGCCAAACTATCCCCAAAAATAACGGGGAACTCGAAAGAAGCGGTTTTGTAGAGACTGATGTGAAATCAATGGTGGCACATATAATTTTTGATACGCCTTATGCGCGCCGGCTTTACTGGCATCCTGAATATGGCTTTCGGCATGATAAGAACCAATATGCAGGTGGCCTATGGATGCAGACATACATAGACGGTCCGAAGAAAGAATTTGTGAAAGATACCTATGGTAAGTTCCTGAAACAGCTGGGAGGTGGGCTAATTACATGACACTGGCAGAAGTGAAAGATTTTTTGAAATCAAAAATAGATTGCCCTAACTGGTATGTTGGGAAAAGGGATGAAGCGAAAGAGAATAGCATAACAGTCTATCCTACCCAGGGGCCCGTACCAGTTATCCCAATCGGGGGGCTGGGTATGTCATCCTATGGCACCAAAGCAGTTTCAGTATTGGTGCATTGGGGGAAATATTGCACTCCAGCGGAAGAGAAAGCACAGGAGGTATTTAATGCATTATTTGGGCAATCAGGCAAAATTGCTGGAAAAGAGGTTGTTAAGTTCGATATGAGGACTTCTGAACCGGTTGGTATTGGGACAGATGATAAAGGCGTATATGAGTATGTCATTAATTTTATAATTTACTATAAGAAATAGAAAGGAAGGTATGAATATGGCATTTACAGGAGTATTCCCGGTTTATAATTTAAAATTTAAAGTTGGGACAAAAGGGAAATCAAGCACTGAAGAAGATATGGCTGAAATCTCAGATCTTGAGAGTTTTGGTATTAGTATTGATGGAGGCGTAGAAGATTGGACGCCTATGACAACTTTTGGGTGGGCCAGGGGCCTTATGACCGGCAAGAAATTCAGTATTGAAATGAAAGGCAAAAGGTGTGTCGGCGATAAAGGGAACGATTATGTTGCAAATACCGCATGGAAAGATGGACTGGACTGTTCCACAAAAGGCCAGATTGAATTTCCTGACGGTGCAAAGTTGTCGTTTGATTGTGTTATTAACGTAACTAATGTAGGCGGAGGTGACTCCACCAATGTAGCACCATTGGAATTTACCATGCAGGGTGACGGCAAACCAGTTTATACGCCGGCATCGGCTTCGGAATAGTAATTAGGAGGATTAATGTAATGGCAAGACAATACGATATCGCAAAAAAGTTAGCAGAGAGGAACCAGAAACCAACAGTATCCATCGATGATGAACATGTATTTAAGATCAACAACACTGCTCCTGCAGCAATGATGATCGAAGCACTGCAGAATGATAAAAGCTTAGGAGAATTCGAAATCCTGAAAAAGATTATTGTAATCGCACTGGGTGAAGAAGCTGCAGCCTATGTAGAAGCGCAGGAGCTTACAATGCCGGCATATACCATGATAATCAATGTTATTATGGCAGCCCTTGCAGACTCATCCCTCGAAGAAGTGGAGGAGATGGCGGAAGGTGGCCGATTTCAGGAAAAGGGGAAGAAACGTAAATAAGTGGTACGATCTGTACGAAGACTGGGATCTGATCGTATCATCATTTGCATTGCAGTATAAGTTACGAGAAGATGACATTGCGGTAATGGAGTGGGGAGAGTTTTGCACTCTGCTTACCGGAATTATGCCAGATACTCCATTGGGGATGATTGTAAAAATCAGGGCAGAAGAAGACAAAGATATGCTGGCGAATTTTACCTCTGAACAAATGAGTATAAGAAATACATGGCGTAGTAGGCACCCAATCACCGAAAACATGACGGTCGAAGAAAAAGAAGAATCTGTATCAATATTGCAAAATATGCTTGCTGAAACCTTCGGGTAAAATTATAGGAAGGGAGGAGTGGACATGGGAGAAAGCGTTGGAAAAATCAGTCTGGATCTGGAAGTTAAATCGGATCTGCTAAATGAGATTAATTCAGTATCCTCTAGTATCGGGGATCGCTTAAGAAGGACTCTAAATAAATCAGTCAAGAAAGTATTCAATAATACAGGAAAGAGCACCGATACTGCAATGAAAAGTGTCGAAAAGACAATTGAAGGTACAATGAAGAGGGCAACGGGTAATGTCAATAAAACCACTCAAAGCATGATGAAGAATACAACCGATATGATTAAGAAGACCTTCAGCGATACAGGCAAAATTGCAGGGGATACCATCAACAATATTGGGCAGAAATCAAGAAATCTCGCGCGTAGTATTCTGAATACATTTAAATTGAAAACACCTTCCACGGCTCCTGTGAGTGCTGAGCCTGTTGCACAGAAGGCATCCACTAAAATCCCTGTTGCAGCTACACCCAGAGCGCCCCCTACGTTAAATATCGACAGAGTATCATCTGAGATGGAAACTGTAAAACGAACAATGGATAATCTTGAGAGCAAAATAAGATCCCACAAACAGAAATTAAAGGATCTACGGGAGTCATATAACCGGGCCTTTAATCCAGACGTAAAGGCTACCATCCACAACAAGATTCTGAATGAAGAATCTGCTATTAATTCCCTTACTGGAAAGATGGATACTCTTGGGGCAAAGTATGAAAAATTGGAGAGACAGGCTAGTGAATTTAGCCAGGCACAGAATGCTTCAGCAAATGCTATTAAAGCCGCAACATCAAAAATGTCTGGCATGTCCTCAATATTGGGCAGATTTAATTCCGCAGGAAAGAAGTCTCCGTCTTTATTAAGCCGTATCGGGCAGGGTTTTAATAACATTGGACGGCATTCTAAAAAGGCCAGTGTTAATGTCAATTCTTTCGGTGGTGGAATTGGGAACAGCCTGGGGCAAATGATGAAATGGATGGTTATTCTTCCGGGCATTGCAAGCGGCATAAAAGCCTTAACGACCAGCCTGATATCATCGTTGAATACTAATGAGCAGTTTGTTTCTTCTTTGAATTTGATAAAATCGAATCTTATGGTTGCTTTTACTCCAATCTATAATGCAATTTTACCTGCTATCAATGCATTGATGAGCGCGATCGCTACGGCAACAAGCTACGTTGCTAGCTTTATTAGTTTGCTGTTTGGAAAATCATTCCAGCAAAGCTTTGAAAATACAAAATCGCTTATAGCTGCAAAGGATGCTATGGGAGCCTATGGAAACGCAGCGAAAAAGGCGGGCGGAGATGCAACAGCAGCCGGCAAAGCAGCAAAGGCCGCGCAGCGTGATATCTTAGGGTTTGATAAAATCGAGAAACTAAGTGACAATTCTGATTCAGATGGATCCGGAAGTGCAGATGACAGCAATGCACCTGTCTTGATTCAGCCCCCTAATATGGCTGCGTTAGATGCTGCAACGTTACCTTGGGTTAAAAAATTCAAGGATATAATGAGCAAAATTTTTGAACCATTTAAGCAGGCATGGGACAGGGAAGGAAAGGCTACAATTTCCAGCATGAAGTACGCTCTTAGCAGTGTCTGGGATCTTGTTAAGAGTATTGGGCGAAGTTTTCTGAAAGTGTGGACAAATGGAACCGGGGAGTTAATGCTGACAAATTTGCTTGTTATTTTCCAAAATATATTTAAGATAATCGGTAATATTGCTTCCGGCCTGCAGGATGCCTGGGAGAAGAATAGTACTGGTACAAAAATTATCCAAAGCATATTCAACCTGTTTAATATAATCCTTGGCACTATTCGAAACATATCCGGAGCGACTGTAGAATGGTCCGGAAAACTAAACTTCACGCCTCTCCTTACATCAATCCACGGCCTGTTGCAAGCGCTGGAGCCACTCACGTCAAACATAGGGGCGGGGCTGGAGTGGTTCTGGAATAATGTATTATTACCGATTGCAGGATGGACAATCCAAACTGCGGTGCCTACATTTTTAGACATGTTAGCCGCGGCAATTGGGGCTGTGAATGCTGTCATAGATGCTCTGAAGCCTCTTGGTACTTGGCTGTTTGATAATTTCCTTCAGCCATTAGCCGAATTTACAGGTGGTCTTTTTATTTCTGTCATGAAAACCATAACAGATTTGCTGAAAAAGTTTTCAGACTGGTGCCAGGAACATCAAACCACTATACAGAATATTGCAATTGTTGTAGGATCATTTTTCGCTGCATGGAAAATCGGGGAATTTGTAACTAAAGCAGTAGGCTTGGTTACCACAATTATTAATATTGTAGGCTCCATAAAAAGTGTTGCTGGCGCGCTGAGCTTGGTTACAACGGCTTTAGGCGGCCCAGTTACCATTGCAATTGCAGCGGCAATAGCAATAGGCATCCTACTCTGGAAAAATTGGGACAAAATTTCTACGAAAGCGAAAGAAGTGTGGGATTTTGTTAAGCAGAAATTCAATGAGTTTAGAGAATTTTTATCGGGGATATTCACGAGAGATTGGACAAAAAATTTTGGAGTGATTGGTAAAGTATTCAATGCGTTCTTTAAAAGTATCTCAGATATATGGAACTCAATCAAGCTGATTTTTAAAGGAATAATAGACTTTGTGGCAGGTGTATTTACGGGGGACTGGAAGCGTGCTTGGGAGGGAATAAAAAACATTTTTAAGGGCGTGTTTGACGGTCTATCTGGTATAGTAAAAAGTCCGATTAATGGAATTATCGCCATACTAAATGGACTTATAGGCGGGGTTGCAACAGCAGTAAACGCGGTTGCGAAAATGCTGAACAAATTAAAAGTTACAATACCCAGTTGGGTCCCAGGTATTGGCGGTAAATCTATCGGATTCAACCTCCCCACCTGGTCACCAGGTAAAATACCGTATCTCGCAAAAGGCGGCGTGATTGATCATCCGACCCTTGCAATGATGGGAGAAGACGGGAAAGAGGCAGTGGTGCCGTTAGAACATAACCGGGAATGGATTAAGCGTATCAGTGATGAAATGCGAAACCAGCAAAATACCGGAAATGAAGGGATGTCAGCGGAAGTAATCCAACTATTGGAAAAAATCATATTGTTACTGCAGACGCTTGACATTGTGAAGATAGATGAGGAATCTTTGAGAAAGTACTTTATAAAAACAACAAACAAAAATACACAAGCGACAGGAAAATGTGAGTTGTTAACGTAAAGGAGGGGAAGATATTGATAATTTGTAGGGCTGGTGTTGACCTTCCTGCTCCAGTGTCCATTTCCGTGGAAGATCAGATTATCTGGTCGAAGAATACAGGAAGAGCTGCCAACGCAGAGATGATAGGGGATATAATAGCGGAGAAAAAATCTGTGAAAATAAAGTGGGAATTTTTACAAGAGAGTGAGCTTGTCACTATAAAGAATTATTTAGTGGCAGGTTTTTTCCCATTTACATTCCATGACAATGGTACGGACATTACAATCACAAGCTATCGCGGTACGTTATCAAAAGAGCAGTTAGGACAACTGGGAGATGGGATATTTTGGTATCGGAGCGTTAGTGTCGATATAATTCAAAAATAGGAGGAAAAAATGTTAAAGACAAGCAAAACTATTAACCTGTCAGGAAATAGCATGATTAATGATAAGCCTGTGGTCTATATGCAGGCAAATATATCTACGGATGGGGGCACAACCAGCCATTCCAGTAGCATACAGGACAAAGCATTATATGAGACAAACAAAACTGAGTGCAGGCAGGATATGGCTGCATTTGATCAGATGGTCTATGAGATAGAAGATTCCATCCATACGGAGGTAGCGCAGTAATGAAAATCAAAAACAGTCAAATAGTCAATTTCATAAATGGGATAATGAATCTTAAAGAAAAAAAACTTCCAATTAAACTGGGGTATGCGATTTCACGTAACATTAAGATCATGGAACCGATAGCGACATCCTATGAGGAGGAAAGACAGAAGATACTTGGAAAATATGCTGAGAAGGATGACTCCGGAAAATTCAGAGTAGATGATGGATCATATATCATTGCGGATATTGTGGCATATGAGCGGGAAATGAATGAACTGTTGGCAATAGAAAATGAGATGCAGCTTCATACGGTTACAATTGATGAAATTGAGAAGTGCGACTTAGAACAGTTCGATTCATTGTCTGTCCAGGACATTACCTTGTTGGATCTGATGATGGAGTAGTATCGGGGGTGAGATAATGTATCAATCCTCAGCGGCGTTTACGGAATTGGTGCAGAAAGATTCCCGGACGTTTAAAAGCAAATTAATTCTCGGCGAAAATGAAATTGAATCAGGCATTAAAAGTATTACATTAAAAGGGGGTTCCAATAGTGGAACCTCTTTTATTATTGGCAGTTGCATCAGTCAGTACATAGAAGTAGAAATGGAAAAGCCATCCATATTCATAGAAAATGAAGAACTTGAATGGCGTATAGGAGCTGATATTTCTGCAACTGTGGAAGAATTTGTTCCGATGGGGTATTTTACTGCAGGGAAGCCTGAGGCTGACGAGGACATGATTAAATTCACGGCTTTTGATAGGATGCTAAAGGCAGACAGAGGATATTTTTCATCATTACCTGCAGCTACAACGACAATCGCAGTGCTGAACGAAATGTCTGCTTTCCTTAAGGTTCCGATAGCAACAGGAGGACTTAGTTCAATAACAATAAAACGCCCGGATGGTTACACCTGTAGAGAGGTTCTTTCTTATATATCACAAATGTATGCGGGGTTTGCTATATGCAACCGCCAGGGGCAAATTGAAATAAAGAAGTATGTAGTATCCAACATAAATATTGCTCCTGCAAGATACTGGGACACTTTTAAACATAACGATTTTCCATATACGTTTCAGAGAATCGTTTGCTATACGGGAAAAGACCAAAACGGAGAAAGCATCTCTATAACCGCCGGCAGTGGAAACCGAGAACTTACAATATCCAACCCGTTAATGACCCAGAGTATCTTAAACAGTGTGGCGGCGGCCCTGAAAGGGTTCAGCTACATGCCTGGAAGCCTTCGGTTTCTAGGGGATCCTCGGATAGATCCGTGGGACATCATTAAGGTGTCGGATCGGGATGACCACATCTATTCTGTTCCGGTCATGAGCATGACGCAAGATTTTGATGGCGGGCTGACCACCAGCGTGGAAGCTCCGGGGGAATCCGAAACAGAAGAGCAACAAGGATTTAAGGGCCCTGTTACGCAGGCAATAGAGCGTTATGCCGTACAACTTGCCTTAGTAGATCATGCAATCGTTAATAAGTTGGATGTCAATGTGGCTAACATCACCTATGCAAAGATAACGGATTTAGAAGCAACCAATGCCATCATAACAAAAATACAGACCGAAGAGCTGACGGCAATAAATGCAAAAATAAATACTGCCAATATCAATATTGGAAATATTGAAAATCTGCTGTCGGGGAATGCGGGAGTAGGAGATCTGACGAATATACACCTGACTTCTCAGAATGCAGTGATCGAAAGTGCGCTGATAAAAAGCGCGGTGATGCAGTCCGTGACCGTGAATGATCTGCTGGCTGGTACAATCTACACAAACAAATTCCAAATATGGTCTGATGCTTCCGGCGGGATGAAGATATTCGGGGCAACTCAGCAGTGGATGGACACTGATGGAAGAATAAGGATGCAGGCCGGTCTTGATTCAGGCGGAGCGTTTAATTACTATATCGTGGATCCGGAAGGTAATACGATGTTCGATGCCCTCAATGGCGTGTCTGCCGCGGGCATTAAGGCGCCGATAATCAAGGACTCGATGGTGGCAGATGATGCCAGTATCAGCGGATATAAGGTCAATGTCCAGACGCTGGTGCAGAACATCAATAGCAGCAATGTGCAGATTATGGGGAGTAAAGTTGTTGTTGATGGAACCAGCCAGACCATATCGGCAAAGTTCGACAGCATGCAGGAGGAGATTGACAGCATATCTGCTTCGGGTGGTGGATATATCTTGCAGACCTATGTAGAGGGCGGTCATACGGGTGACGGAGAGACGGCAACGATCCACGCCAGACTATACGCAAGCAACACCGAGGTTACGAATACATTCGGGCCGGATCATTTCGTATGGACCAGATTATCAGAAGATGATTCGGGCGATAGAGAATGGAATGGAAAGCAAATCACAGGGTATTCACTAACCTTGTCGGGGAGTGATGTAACAATGGCTGCGGATTTTGAGTGTAAATTCCTTATATGGGATGAATCACCAATACTTGATCACAACGGAAACAACATATTGGATATAAACGGAAATAATATTATTGGTTTGACAGCTTAAAACAGTAGGAGGAGAACATGCCAAAATTTAATGAATATACGGAAAAAACAAATCCGGATGATGTAGATATTTTTCTGCTGCAGGATGCTGCATCAACCAGGAAGATATCTTTTCTGAATATTTTTAATCGGATAAAAACAAAACTAGGGTTGGGGGAACTTGCAACCAAAAGCAAGGTAGCACAATCAGATCTAGAGGCTGCGCTGGCTAATTTAATTGCTGGCAAACTCACATCGTCTGGAATTGCCAATAATCTAACTACGACAGACACAACGAAAGTATTAGCGGCGCCGCAGGGGAAGGCTTTATTAGAATCGATTACGTCTGCATTAACGTTAATTGGGAGTCTGGACGCATTAACCACAACCGAGAAAACAAATCTGGTTGGTTCTATCAATGAGCTGGTTACATCACTTACTGCACTAAATAGCAATTTAAATGCATCAAATTTTGCCCTGACAAATTCAACCTATTACCCTACGACCAGTGTATTTGTAAGTGGACGCGTGGTACAGTTACAATGCGCTGGATTGATTTTAAAGGATGTCCCAGCAAACTCAGAATTTGTCATCGGCACGCTTCCGGCCGCATATAGACCGTCGTATAAAATTGTAAAATATGTCTTAGGCGGGGGCACAACAAGCCGTTTATTTAGGATATCTATAGACGTGGATGGCAAGGTAACCTACACACCTACGGCAGATATCGCAACAGGTGTGGGCGTTAATATCAATGAGACGTTTGTGGCAAAGCCATCCTAATATAGCAATTTAACCATTTTTGTAATATTGCATAATTTAAAAAAAAAGGATATCATCATGAAAACTACAGAAAAATATATTATATTCATTACCGATGGGAAAGATATCGCCATTAATGACATTTCGGAAATATGGATGAATATTGCCGCTAAACTATCACAGGAATTTGATTTATATCCATATGCAATAATCCAGAAAGTCCCTATAGTTTGCAATTCATTAATTGGATGCCACAGCAATTATACAGAATGTGTTCAGATAACTTGTGTTCGAAATCCCATAATATGCAATGATTCTGATGTCTTCATGCAATGTTTCCACCGCTGTTATTTAGAGTTAAAATCTCATTATCCAACAAAACACCTAACCATTGAATCATCAAATGTGGATATTTCCTTTTTTCCTTCATTTTGATTAATGCCGCTTATAGGCTCAGCGGCTATTTAAGGCCCTGTTCTTATATTTCGGTAAATTATCTATTGCAAAGACACCCTAATACAATTTAAACAAGCTGGTATGTATGCCGGCAGTTGCGGACGTACTCCAGACAGCGTATACCCTGTTACTGGATGTCTTTGCAAGTTTTGGATATAGTGCATCTGATCCGCCGTCTATCTTGATAAGTACCGGCGCGGCATCGGCGGCACCCATTATTATCAGATATACACTCTGCTTGCCTGTTGATGCTGCGGAATTTAGCAAGGCCAAGAACGCACAGTTTTGGAAGCTGCCGGGATACAACTGGGAGCCGGAAAATGACAGTACATTGTCGGCGGAGTATGCGTCTGTAACTGAGGCGATGAGCTGATGCTCAAACCGTAGCCCGCCTAAATTGCTATTTAGTTGATTTACATAAAAACACAAATAAGGTCCTTAAAAAAAGAAAGAGGTGATACGATGTCCTTAATATTGGCATCCCGCGCAACGGTCTACGACAGATATGCAATATCAAGGAAGTTTACGGCACAGGAGACCGCGATCAATGTAATACAGGGTAATATCTCTCTCCTGATATCAGCATCCGAAATTGAGGAATTGAAAAACGGCGATAAGACAATGTACAGCAAATTATCGGCTGTCGAAATGGATTTGAACTCAATAAATTTGGCAGTATCATCCTCAGAATACAAAGACATTAACGGTGTCCTCAGTGCAATAACCCAGGCCAAGGCATCGATTGAACTTAATTCACAGGAGATACAGCTAAAAGTAAGTAAGGACAGCCTTATTTCCACAATAAATCAATCTGCGGAGTCAGTAACTATCAATGCTAACAAGATCAATTTAAATGGTATTGTAACAGCAAACCAGAACTTCAAAATCCTCGCTGATGGCAGTATGGAAGCCAAAAATGGCAAGTTCTTAGGTTCTGTTACCGTAGGCGGTATTCAGGATGACCGAATTAGTATACTAAACGCATCAGGGGCACAAATAGGCAGATGGGATAATAGTGGGATATATGCGGAAAACTGTGAATTCAAGTACGCTACTATTGGTTCAGAAAACTTCCAGGTAGATTTTAACAGCGGGAGAATGACCCTGTATTCTGAGTATAATGGAATAAAAGAATGGTATGCAAAGATATATCAATCAGGTGTTGTTTCGGGAACGGGATACTTAGGGCTAGCTATAGTGGCTAAACATATTAATTTAAGCGTAGAGCATTATAGAAATGGTTCTACGAGTAACTTCAGTGTATTAAAAAGTACGTGGGATTATAGTAAGAATGTCGGCGAAATTATATTAGGTACCAATGCTTATCTTGATACGATCAATGTAGAGGTAAGAGGCAATTTTATGGTGACTGGCACTACACGCCAAAATGGAGATATGTACATAGTCGGAAACCTATATGTAAACGGCAAACAAATTAATTAAGGAGAAGTAGATGAAAATCAGAGCAAGACCCTTGAGGTCTTATTTTTGTGAAAACAATAGAAAGAGAGTGAGGAAAATGAAGAAGATGGAACAGGCAAATTACATTAAGGCGGCAGTCGCGACCGTGTTTGGATTCCTGACGTCCCTGATAGGTGTTCTGGCATTGCCAGTAGTTCTGGTCGTTGTTTGTAACCTGATTGACTACATAACAGGGCTTATGGCATCGCCATACCGAAATCAGGACATTAATTCGTATAAAAGCATTCGCGGTATTATGAAAAAGATATGCATGTGGTTACTCATTGTGGTAGGGGCAATCATTGATCAGATGCTTATTTACGCATCGGATATAGTTGGATTTACCATGCCGTTTACATTTTTAGTGGCATGCATCGTTGCATTATGGATTATTTGCAATGAGATTATCAGTATACTTGAAAATGTTAAGGATATGGGAGTAAATATACCAGGTTTTCTGGAGCCGCTCGTAAAGAATATCAAATCACAAGTAGAGGATAAGGTAGATATTACTAATAAATCAGATTCAGGGGACGCAAAATAAGCGTCCTTTTTTACTGTGCGGCGCAATGCCGAAAGAAAGGAGATTTGTATGAGTATTTGTAGAGGAATAGCGAGAATTAGAGGAAGGAACCCAGTAGGTATTTTTATACACAACGATGCAGGGAGCCAGAATGCGAACGCAGCATTTTACAGAAATTGGCTACCTACACATGATTTAGGAAATGGATTTGCGCATTATTATGTGGCTGCAGATGGAATTTTACAAGCAGAGGACGATTATAACTGTGCATGGCACTGCGGGGATATGGATGGCAACAACAATTACCTGTCCATAGAGGTCTGCCAGAGCATGGGGGATTTGGACAATTTTAAAGCCAACGAGGAAAAAGCTCTTGCCTTGGCAGCGCAGAAGTGCAAGCAATACGGCATTACGCCATCGAGCAGCACAATTAGATTGCATCAAGAGGTATACGCTACAGCGTGCCCTCATAGGTCAGTTGAGATTCATGGAGGCAGGGATGCAACTAAGGCTTATTTTGTACAGAGGATTAAGGCACTCATGGGCGGCAATGCCGGAAGCCCTAATTATGTGGAGACACAGACGCCATCTCCGTCACCATCTTATGCCGGGACGCCGGGCGTGGACTTCACGTACATGGTCTTTACGGATAACGACGGATGGCTGCCGGAGGTTGTGAACTTGAATGACTATGCCGGAATCCGCGGCCACTGGATCCGGAAAGTCGCGATCAAAGTCGACAAAGGATCCATCAAATACCGCGTGCATGTCATGGGAGTCGGGTGGCTACCGTGGGTAACCGGGTACAACAAAAATGACCATAATAACGGATATGCCGGGAACGGACAGCCTATTGATGCAATAGAGATATATTATGAGACCCCGGCGGACTATGCGGCAAAATACGGTTACCAGAAGGCACAGTACCGGGTCAGCCCTGTGAATGGCAACTATTGGCCGTGGCAGTACGATAACGAGACATCTAACGGGCAGGATGGATATGCTGGATGTTTTGGACAGCCTATTGACCGATTCCAGATTTTTTAG